GGTTGCTGGCTCACGGCAGTCCGACAAGATTCCCACTCAGGCTCCAGGCACCAGTTTGACGATTACTGCGTCTTGGAATCCTGCTGACACTGCTCTGCTTCAGATTCGTGCTGATGCCTATAGCGGTGTGGTGGATCGCACGTTTGTCGTTGCTGCGGTGGATGGCACGAACACGGTCGCCTATGCGTTTAACGGTCGCGTGGCTCAGTTCCAAATTGATGCCCAGCCTGGCGCAGAATCCAAATGTGTTTTCACCATCCATCCTCGGGCCAACCAGTACGGATGGAGCAACAACTGATGGACGAGATCATCGAAGCGATGGTCAACCACTATGGTGACCTCCGGGCCTATGCTCGGGGGTGCGTAGTGGACATTGACGAAGTGAACGCTCGGTTGGAAGAGGCGACTCCCGATACCGCAGAGTTTGTCGTACTGAAGGCTTTACAAGATGCACATACAAAACACGACCGACCTGCTGAACTTCCTATTGAACCAGAGCGAGTCGAGGAAGGACTGGTTCGGATTTACCCAGCAGAGGCTGACGGCGGTTAATCTCGCTCATGAGATTGCCAAGCGTCACGCCGACAAGATGACCCCACAAGAAGTTGTTAAGTATGCTGTAGAGTTGAACGACAACATTTACCAATCCATCATCAAGCCACGATAAGACATGAAACACTTTGGCGATATCTCATCCCTGCGAGTCAAGACGTTTGAACTTGCAGGGCACTCCTTCAAGGTTCGCATTCCTGTCCAGAAAGAAATGGACACGATGCAAGAGCGGATCGAACAGATCGACCCCCAGGCTTTCCAAGAGCGATTTGAGAAGGCTACCAAGGGTATGGAACTGGTTGACGGTGATGCGGTCATTGACGGACGTTCTACGAAGGAACTGGTTGAGACTGCGATGAAGGTGGAGAACCGGATCACCGAAATGTTCAAACTCTTGGTGCCGGCTGATGGTCAGACCAATGATCTTACGTATCAGGACATTGAGGACGAGTTGCCCTTTGCGGTGCAGCTTGAGATGATCAAGGCCATTCAAGAGGCAATCCAGCCCAACTACGGGGACTCCCGAAAAAACTCTTAAGGGACACTCACGCACAGGCTCGGGCTTATGTCTGGGCTCATGGTGGGTGTCCTGACGAGATACCGAGTGATGACATGCGACACATCGAAATCATGCTTCACGACGGGACTATCGGGAACAAGGCGGTTCTTCTGGCCTTGAGTGGGTTTGCTACTGGCAACCTTAATTCCAAATTGAAGCAGGGGGCCAAATCGTTTGAGATGAAGGATATCCTTCCATCAACGCATGACTACATCGTGCCACCGTTGACACCAGAAGAAGAAAAAGCCCAGGTTCAACGATCTCTGCTGACGTTCATGTCCAACTTCCCAGGAGCAGAGAAGTATGGCCTACGTCCCAAATGAGCGGAGCATAAAACTAGAGGGGTTTGCTGACCTTGAGCAGCAGCTCCTCCAGTTGGCAGAGATTGGCCGCGCTGATCTGATTGCGAGGAACACCCTCGTAAAGGCATCTAAACGGGCAATGGAGCCTGTTTACTACAGAGTCGAGGAGAAAGCGCCTTACGACGGGGACAACACCGGGCCGATCCATCTACGAGACACTGTGAGGCTGGACGCTCGAATTCCCAATGGCCGGGATCGCCAGTCTAAGTACGTTGAAGAAACGGATGCTGCAATAGCTATAGTGTCAGTCAAGAAAAGTGCTGTTTCTTTGGCGCAGGAGTTTGGCACATCTAAACTTGATGCCCAGCCTTTCCTGCGCCCAGCAATAGATCATTTAGCTGATGAAGTTGTTAGGAAACTTGGCAACGAACTAGGCAGTTTCATATTTGAATATGCCAAGAAGCTAAACAGAAAGAAGAAGTAATGGCCTCCTCAAACATTGCTCGACTTGGTGTTGTTTTAGGTCTTGACACCGCGGCATTGACCGCAGATGTAAACAAGGCTATTGAGCAATTTAGAACTCTCAAGTCTCAAATTAAGCGAGAGTCTGAAGCCGCCGCAAAAGAAATACTTTCTCTTAAATATGCGACTGAGGACTACGGCAAAGAGATTTCAAAGGTAACCCAGGTAGAGCGAGAACTCACTTCTGGGCGACTTAAAAATGCTGCCCCAGACCTTCAGAGAATACTCCGCGAACAGGCCAAAGCCTATGATGATGTAGTTGCTGCGTCTAAGAAATACGCTCAAGAGCAGAGCGTTGCCCAACAACTGTCTGAATTAAAAGTAGCGACTGATACCTATGGTCACTCACTTACAAAGGTTCAACAAGTTGAGAGAGATGTTGTCAAATTCAATTTGGTTGATCAAACCAAGATTGATGCACTTCGTCAACAAGCAGCGGCATATGATCGTGTTGCAGAGTCTGCGAAAAGGGCTCAAGCCACCGAGTCTTTGATAAGAGACATCCAAGCGCTAAAGTTCGCTACAGATGATTATGGAAGATCGCTCACAAAACTTGAGCAGGTCAACAGGGACATTGCTGACGGCAAATATCAGCTTGCAGATCAGGCAAAGATTGCTGGTCTTCGTCAACAGGCCCAGGCTTACGATCAGGTTGCAGAAGCTGCAAAAAAGGCCCAGGCAGCGGAGTCGCTATCTAGAGAAATACAAACACTGAAGTTTGCCACTGAAGATTACGGCAAAACACTTACCAAAGTTCAGCAAGTTGAGCGCGACATTTCTCTTGGGAAATACAGAAGCAATGATCAGCAGCAGATTCAACAGTTGCTTGCCCAAGCAAAGGCATATGACCAAGTTGCCAAGTCCGGTAGAGACGTAACCAAAGGACTAACTGAGCAGCAAAAACTTGGGCTCACATACCAGACCACCGACTTAATCACCCAGATTGCCAGCGGTCAGAATGCTCTGATTGCAATGCTCCAGCAGGGCGGTCAGCTTAAAGACCAGATGGGCGGCATTGGCCCAATGTTCACTGCTATCCGCATGTCTCTGACGCCTATGGTGCTGGGCATGACTGCGGCGGCTGTAGTGATGGGTACATTGGGACTTGCGTTCTATCAGGGCGCGAAGGAATCCGCCGACCTCCGCGATCAGCTTATTCTGACAGGCAACTATGCAAATCTAAGTCAACAGGCATTCCAAGACCTTGCGGATACGGTCAGCACGAAGACCAACCTGTCCATCGGCAAGACCAAAGACATCCTGATGGAGTTGGTCAAGTCTGGCAAGTTCACCGATGAGAGCATGGGATCTGTGGCTGAAGCGATTTCTATCGTCGCCAAGCTATCAGGCGAGACTGCTACTGAGGTTGCTCAGAAACTGATTCCTGCGTTTGATGGTGGGGCTGGTTCAATTAAGTCTCTGAACGACAAGATGCATTTCTTGACGTTGGAGCAGTACAAACACATTGTTCTTCTTGACAAGCAGGGAAAATCACAAGAAGCCGCCAAGATTGCTGCTGATGCATTGACTCAGAAATATAAGGAACAAGGCAGAGAAGTCAGTGATCTAGAAAGCATTTGGAGCAAGTTTGGCAACACCCTGAGTTCTGTTTGGGACACCATTAAAAAGATTGGGGCCAGCAAAGACTTGGAAGAACGTATCGCCATTCTGCAACGTCAACTTGCAGTAGTGGTTGAGTCTCCAATGCTCTCTCCAGAAGAATCTTCAAATCCAAAAGCTGCATCAGCCGAAAGATTGGCTTTACAGGCAGAACTTGATGCACTTTTGGAGAAAAAGCGCCTCAAAGATGAGCAGACAAAGAAAGCACAAGAGCAAACCAGGCTTATAAAAGATCAGCAAGAATTTGGGCAAAAACGCATTGACATTGCTTTTCAGGCCGATCAGCAAATGCTAAAGAATAAGTTTGATTTGGAAAAGCAATTCGCAAATGATTTCCAGCGTATTGACCTAGAAACGCAACAAGAAGCACAAAGACTTATCAATGAAACCAAGAAAAAGGACATTGATGAAGCGGGGAAACTTGCCAAGCAAAACGCAGAGAAGTTGTCCGCTGATTTATATGCGCTTGATGTAGAGGCACAAGCAAAACGCACAGAACTTATCAGGAAAAAATACACCGCAGAGTACAACGCTTGGAGAGAGTTGCAAGATGAGTTTGATCAAGCCTGGGGGCAAGAGAACGCTCGGGTTGATGCTGCAAGAAAAGCGGCAAGCGATCGTATAGAGCAGGAACGAAAATCTATTGAGTACGATATTGAAAAGGCAAGCCTACAACAGGCTTTGATTGGGCAATCAGAAAAGGTTGTTCAGTTAGCCATGCTTGAACTTGAGACAAAACGACAAATTAAAGAAATTGAAAGCAATAGAGACCTTACTGATAGCGACAAGGCAAAACGTATTGAAGAAATTCTTCGCAATCAAACAATGAAGAATGTCTTTATTGATTTGCAAGACAACATCAAAAGGACTCAACAGGTTTATGCAGCTGTATTCGGAAACATGGAACGCGCGCTAGAGAACTTCGTTCGTACTGGCAAGCTGTCGTTCAAGGACTTGGCTCGGTCGATCATTCAAGACTTGATTGCGATAGAACTTAAAGCATCTGCTGTTGCATTATTCCAGTTCTTCAAGAATATGATCCCTGGTCTAAATGCCAGTGGCGGCACAATCACAGGTGGCAGCGGACTGAAATTCACTCCTCGCGCATACGGAGGTCCAGTCAACTCCGGTAGCCCATACATGGTTGGTGAGCGTGGTCCAGAGATGTTTGTTCCTCGATCATCAGGCACGATCATTCCGAACAATGCGATGGGCTTTATGCAGGCCCCGCAGGTAGTCAACAACTACAATATCTCTGCTATTGATGTGAAGTCCTTTGAGGATCGAATCATGGGCAGTTCAACTGCTGTCTGGGCAGCGAACGCTTATGCCAACAAGTCTCTGGCTATCGGGCGAGGTAGAGCATGAGTTTCCAAACGATAGTCGATATCCAGCAGTCCATGACGGTGAACAACCGTAGGATGGTGGGGCAACAAACATCTAGAGGTGGGCAGATCAGAACTGCTCAGTACCTCACCGCGGTGCCTTGGGTGTTCACCATCGTTCCGCACAACTACCTGTACTATCCCCAGGTCAGAGACGTTATCCAGACAATTGACAACCTCGACCGACAGACTCCCGCGAACATCACGTTCTCAAGTAGCAATCTCTCTTGGTTCACTGCTTATCGAGGTGGATTGTCTGGTGCCCAGGCGGCGGCTTTGACTCTGGCTTCTGTACCTGCAGCAAACGCAACGACCATTTCTATTGGCAACCTCCCGGCTGTAGGATCGTCTGTAGTCGTCTTGGCGGCTGGTGACTTCATCCAACTAGGCTCATACGTCTACAAGATCACTGCGGACGTTCTGAGGGGCGGGGCGGCTACTGTGAGCGCGACTATCCACCGGCCTGTGATTGGAACTCCTGCTACTGGCACTCTGACCGCGGTAGGCTCTGCTGTTTCGTTTCCGGTGTATGCGGAACAGTGCCCAACCTATACACTCACACCAATGACTAACGGGGCCTTTGTAAACTGGGATGGTCCGTTTGTCTTCCGGGAGAACGTAGCCCCATGACCACGACAATGAACGCACTCAACAGTGCAAATATAAGACACGCTGAGTTTGTCAGGCTCCAGATTGGAAACCCTGTCACTACAACTTATTCGTTCTGCAACGCCGCGGCACCCATCACGGTATCTGGCATCACGTTTTCCAATCTTGGAATGCTGCTGAGTCTCGGGGACATTCCTCGGGACATCAAAAGCACTTCAGACGACATCACGATCAGCCTCACTGGAATTGACCCAACGAACATTGCGCTGATCCTGTCGTCAAACATCAAGGGTTCATTGGTAGAGATTTGGCGTGGATTCCTTGATTCCAACAACCAGATCATTACTAGCCCCAGTACGCAGTTCTTCAAGCGCTACACGGGAATCATCAACTCCGTAGGAATTTCGGAAGACTTCAACGATCAAGTTAGAAGCCGTGTAGCAACTTGCACGATTTCATGTACATCAATGCGTAATGTGCTTGAGAACAGAATTGGTGGGATAAAGACAAACCAAAAAAGTTGGCAGTTCTATTATTCTGGCGATACATCGATGAACCGTGTATCAGCGATTTCCAATCAATTCTTTGACTTTGGCGCTCCACCGCAGTCTGGCAGTGTCAGCAATCCTGGAGGTGGATTAACTGTTATTGACAATAATAATAATATTGAGAGTGCAGGCGCATGATCCGCTTGGCATGTAAGTTCGATGTTCCCGTCCTGACGGAAATGATGCGGAAATACGCCGCTGAGTCTCCCATTGAGATGCTGTCCCAGAAAGAGCATCACGACCACGACTACATCAAGACAATTCTGGAATCGCTTATCGTAGGTCGAGGTTTCGTTCTGGTTGATGACCAGATGAGGGGAATGCTGGCCGCGATCATCACTCCAAACTTCTGGTGCCCTACGGTTGCAGAGATCAAGGAAGTTGCTTGGTGGGTTCACCCAGAGTACAGGAACAGCACGATTGGCGGCAGACTGTTCTTTGAGTTTGTGAA